GCCATCTCGGCAGCCGTCCAGAAGAAGAACCCGTCGAACACGGGCGACGTCATGTATTCGCCCGAGTGCACGCCGAGGACCTGCTTGGACGTTCCCGGCTTGGCGTATTGCGTGCCGGCCGATAGGCCCGGGGCGCCGCCAGCCTCGGTGCCCAGTTTCCCACTAATGTTGCGTTCTACCTTGGGCTGAGTGTCTCGCCAGAGCTCGACGTAGGCGAAACGCTGCTCCCGAATCTGCGACCAACGAACACGAGCGATCGTGTCCTCGATATCATCATCCGCAGGGTCAAGCAGTGTAGGAGGCTGGGTGTTGCCCGCAGGACGATGCGGAGAAACATATCCAGTTCGCAGCGACCTTCGAGTGAGTGTTCCTTGGACAGCATCGCCGTGCCCCATCTTCGACTCGTCGGCCTTGGGGACAGGCACGACACGGTGGAGTCGAGTAAGGTCCTTGTCGTACTGCTGCTCGAGATCGCTCGCGAGCCTCAGCAAGGTGGAGGCGTCCGTCTCGAGACCCTTCCGCCGCGCAGAGTCGGCGGCCAGCGCGCGGTACGCCGCGGCCTGGGCCTTGAAGAGGACGAACGGATGCTCGTTCGGCGGGATGTTGACCACCCCGGTGTAATTCGGATTGTGAAGCGCCGCGGCCTCCGTCACGAAGGCACGTAGCTCAACGTCCGACCAGATGTGATGCTTGAGGGTCGCCGATTTCTTCTCCGCGATCTGGACCATGCCGTCCACGCGGATGTCCTCGGAGGGATGATCGGTGCGCATCGTGGCTTCCGCCGTGACGGAATAGCCGCGCGCCTTCGAGAGGGCATCGAACAGCCTGCCCACCGTCGCGTATCGAGGATCGTTCAGGTTGTAGCGGAGGCTGTCGACTCCCTGTCCCTGCTCGACGGTGACGATGAAAAAGCCATTAGCGATTTCGAGAAGGGCAGACTTGGCGTTGGCCGTGACAGCAAGGGAAAACGCTGCTGACGAGGTCCTGTCATCCGACAGTTTGCCTCGGAGCACCTGAATGAGATCGTTCTTGTTTCCTGCCATGGCCTGCCCCGGTTTCTCGAGTTAGCTGCCGCTCGTGACGACTTCGACCTTCGCGATCCAGCCGCCGGCTTCGAGCTCGTCGGCGTGTGACGGATCCATGAGAATCTCCTGACCCTTGATGAGCTGGTAGCGCCGGTTGCCCAGCACGCACCACGTCTCGGTCTTGAGGCAGGTGACAGGAATGTCGCCGACGACTCGTGGAGCCGGAGCAGCCGGAGCTTCCGGGGTCTCCTGGAGTGCAGGCGCAGGAGGATTGGCGGATGCAGCAGCAGCGGCGGCAGCCTCTGCAACCTTGGCCGCTTCCGCGTCCTCCTGAGCCTTGTCCTTCGTGACCTCGGTGTTCTTGTCCTTTGCCATTGTGAATTCCTTTTAGTGACTAGTTGGGGTTTCCGGGATCAGCTCACGTCCCGAGCGTGCACGGGAAGTACGCGAGCAACACGGTCGACGAGTCCGCAACGGCACCCGAGGCAGTCAGAGTCGTGACGCCCGTGGAAGCATTGTGGTTCGTCAGCGCGATGTTCGTCTGCGGAACACGCGGCGCTGCGTTCGACCAGACGCCGATGAGCTGAGGAACCCAATCCTCGTAGCCAGCCGGAGCCTTGAGCGTCAGCGTGTCGGTGTTCGCAAGCGCCTGCTGCAACTCGTGCTCGACGAGAAGCGGAGCGGCGTTGTTGACGCCCTTGAAGGTCACCTTCGTCGCCGCAGTGCCGTCGAAGGCGCTGAACGTCGAAAGGAACTTGGGCATCAGGGGAACGCGGAAGTCGGGGCTTCCGACGTCCGGCTTGCTGGCATACACGGCACCAGCGGCGAGGGCGACGAGCGCCACGATTGCGAGAACGGTCAGCATCTTGTCTTCTCTCCTGTTGAAATTGAGGTTAGTCGGCTTTACCCGACGGTTCAGGCCGTCTCGATGACGACGATGTTCTTGGTCTCGAGGAGACCCGAGCCCCAGATCGCGTACCACGCGAGAGCGTGCTCGCGGCCGAAGTCCTGGACGCCGTTGTCGCGAAGCTCGACGGGGAGTGCGATGGCGTGGCCATAGCTGTACTCGCCGAACATCACGGCCTGGTACACGACGTTCGCACCGAGCGCGCCCGTCACGTTCTTGTCGAGCGCCGGATCGTAGCCCGGGTCCGCGTACTCGCCCGTCGTCGCGTCGAGAGCGCTGTTCGCGCCGTTCGGCATCATCGACGTCGAGATGAAGCGCACGTCGTTGTACCGGCCAATCTCGCCGAAGAAGATCGGCGTGACGCCCGAGTAGAGCGACGCGTTCACCCAGCCAGCGCTCTGGCGGAGGTCAGTGACCTGATGCGGGTGCACGAAGCACACGTAGAAGTCATTGCCCCACTTCGGGCTGTTGTTCGTCTCGAGCTTCTCGCTCGCGAGGTGGATGACCTTCGTGGTGAAGGCATCGCCGTTCGCGAGGTTGTTGCGGCTCGTCTTGTCGCCGCCGTACACCTTCGTGGTGCCGGTGCGGACGACATCGCGAAGCTGCATGTCGAGGACGATCGCCATGTCGCGACCGAGGAGCATCGCAGCCGCCGCCAGGTTGTCGTAGAACGACGTCTGGAGGAGGCGCTCGGTCATGCCGATCGCGTTGCCCTGCTCGTCGACCGAGATCGACGCCGTGGACATGCTCATCGCGCGGGTGACAAGACGCGTCCCCTCGGTGAGCTTTCCACCACGCTTGATGTTGCCGAACTTCGGCATCACGATGTTCGAGCCCGGCTGGACTCCCAGCTCTTCCTTCCGCGTCGCGAACTGGTCGAAACGGAGATTGGGCTGGGCTTGGAAGTAGATTTCCGCCGAGTAGACGTCGCGGATTGCCGTCAGCAAGGCGCTGAAACCGGCGCCGGTCGCCTGGGCGGACGTGAGAACGCTGGACATTGATGACCTCCTAATGATGATTGATGTCGGTTACTGGGGACTCCAGGCTCAGTGAGTCGGCGCCATACGGTTGGCCTTCCCACGCATCCCGGCGATTGCAGTCTGGGCAGCAGCTTGCGCGGCGTTCACGCCGTTGGCATCCAAAACCTGGCCGTTCGGGACGTAGACGCCCGGAGAGACCTCGGTTTGAAGATCAGCAGGCTGCGGTGCGCCTTGGGGTGAGAATCCCTGGGTCACCGGAGCCTGTCGCTGCGGAAAAGCTGGATTGAAGTTGGGCGTAATGCCCGGGGTGTGGGGCATCGAGACCGGCGCTTGCTGCTGGTTCAAGATGCCTTGCTGCGGACGGACCTGCGGGATCTGCACGCCCGCGTACGGGTTGCCGATCATCGCCGGATGCTGCGACGTCGCCACGGGCACCTGCGCCGGAGCCTGTCGCGGAACGGGCGGAGCGAGGTTCATACCCGGATTGAACGAGAACGGCTGCCCCTGAGGTCCGCCCCCGCTCGCTGCTGCGAGACCCGCCATGAGGGCTGCACGGTTGGCCGCGTAAGTCCCATTACGGACGGAATTCGAGTTGGTGACCATCTGGAGCTGTTCGTGCGTGATGCCCTGCTGCGGTTGCGGCTGGGTTCCCGCGGACGGGGCAGCATAGCCCGGAAGTCCTACCGGCGCCGCAGGCTGAGGTGCCTGGGCCGTAGGCTGCTGGACCGGCGCGCCCTGTTGCGTGACGAAGCCCTGGGGAGCCGCAGGCTGGACGGGCTGTCCCTGCTGTTGCTGGGGAGCCGGCTGCTGCTGTTGGACCGGGGGCTGCTGCACCTGCTGTTGCTGCTGCTGCGGAGCATGCTGGGCAAGGATCTCCTGTTGGATGCGGGCGAACTCCTGCTGCGAATAGGCGAACGCCTGATCGAGCTCGGCCTGGGTCGTTCCCCAGAGCAGCGACTCGATGAGGCCAACACCAGCGGCCTTGTACTGGGCGAGCTTCTGGAGCTTGTACGTCTCCAGTGCGAGCGCCTCTGCACGAGCATTCGAGTCACGGACCTCCTTGCGGAGCTTCGCGGCTTCCGTCGCCGAGATGCCCTCGGACTCGGGAGTAGCCGCGGGAGCAGCCGGACGAGCGGGAGCTTGTACCGGAGCAGGCGCCGGCTGGTTCGCCTTGAGCGCGCGCTGCACGCCGAGGTCGATCAGCTCTCCCAGAGCAGCGACCGGCACGACCTGGATCGGTGCCGGTGCTGCCTGAGGCGCCGGGGCCTGTTGCGTCGGAGCCCCCTGGGGCGGCTGCTGGTGGGCAGCCGAGTTGTCGAAGGTTCCGAGAAACTTGGAAAAGCGCTTGGTGATCATTTTCATGGTCCTTTCAGGTTCCGGCGCAGCGGGTTACACGCGACCGGTCTTGCGCGAGCCCTTGCCGATGCCCGCGTTCGGGATCATGCCAGTGTTCGCACTCGGGCGGTCGACGCTGTTATTGCGATTGATGGACTTGTTCTCGCGCTCGTTCAGCGTAGCGCTGAAACGGGTGCCAACGCCGAAGCCCTCGCCGTCGGACGTTGCTCCGCTCGCTGCACCGCCGGGATTCGGCGACGCGGTGACGTCCTTGGTGTGGCTCGTGTTGCGGCTCGGATTCGTCTTGCTCATGTGAAACCCTCCTTTGGGTTTGGTGAAACGTAGCTGTAGCGTGAGGTCGGAGCAACTCAGGTAATCGGCTGGAGACCGGCGTAAACGCCCGTAGTGGTTCCATTTGCCGTGATCTGAATCCAAACGAGCGAGTCCGGCGGCACGGACACTTTGGCCGGCACGGTGGGGGTCGGAGCCACGGCCGACGCGAGCGGCAGCCACGAATTCGTCGTCTTCGTGTAGATGTGCACCGTCAGCGTCGGTGTTCCGCCCACGGCGAAGATGAGAAGCTGCGGGCATTGCTCGACGCCGTACTTGTCCGTGACGGTGAACGAGCAGTTCGTGCCCGCCTTTGCTCGCGGGTCATCCGCTCCGCCGTCCACGGTCGGCGCGTTGTCGAGGGCGACGGGAGCACCCGTCTTCTTGTAGATGAAATCCCAATTACTCATCGTTTAGCCTCCTTCAGGGCGCCGGTTGAGAAGCGCCGTTGTCACCGGGTGCAGCCGTGTTGCCTCGTCCAGGTCCCGGTCCAGGAGGCAGAGGAGCCCCATTATTGTCACCTTTGCCCTCAAGTCCAGGCGTTTGCGCAACGCCCGTGGCCGTCGGGTCGCCTTGCTTGCCCTGGAGGGCCATTAGAACCGGGATATCGTCAGCAATGCGGCGGTTCTCGAGGACGGGGTCGATTTCCTCATCGGTGTGCTCTTGAATCCACTCGCGAGAGACGACGCCCATCTTCTGGAGCGCGCCGTGGAGGTTCGCATCCACCTGCTTGTCGCGCGGCAAAGGCGAGCGGAACGAGACGGTGTTGTCATACGGCGAGAGGAACTCGGGCTCTTCGCAGCCAGTCGGAACGAGCATTAGAACGCCGAGGTTCTTCTCCTCGAACATCCCGGTCGCCGCGTTCCAAACCTGCGTGATGACCTCGACACGTTCCGGCTCCTCCGGAATGTCGATTTGATGGCTGGCGAGCTTCGGCACCGGAACATCAATGTCCTTTTCCGGGTCGATCTCATCTTCCTTCTTTTCGGTGACAACCTCGGGCTCCTTGACGTCGTAGAGCAGCCCTTCCGATGACGCGAAGAGCGCCAAGGGCTCCAGATAGTCACCAGGCATGTCGCTGCTTCGTACAAGGTCATTCGCCTCGGTAACAACTGCGTCGAACTCCTCCTGAGTTGCTTTTCCTCGGAGTGCCTCCAAACGCTGAAAAAGGGCAGTCAATCTCTTCAAAAAGTCCATTAGTCTGCTCCTTCTACACCAATACCGAGAACTCGGTGAGCCTCTTGCATCAACTTATGGGTCTCAGGAAAATGCTCCTTCAGCTTTTTTGCGTTGTGCTGATAGGCGTGAAAATTCTCCGCGAAGAACTCTTCGTGATTGACAAGGCTGTACTGAGACACTGCGTGATATTTGCGATTAGAAGACAAATCGTCGTCTGATGCGATCTGCCTCTTCAGTATTTCGGCGTGGTGCGCCTTGATTCGTTCGTAAAGCTCCTGATCCCGTCGATTCAAGACGTAGTGCACACGGTGTCCGTACTCGTGAACGAACACGTCCTTCATCGACACACCAAGATGCGACGGAAACTTCGTTATATCAGCCGACGGAGCCGACTCCGGAATGTGCGCAGAGAGAGTTAGCTTGCGTTCCGAATAGCTATAAGAGCCTCCGGCGTCCTTACCCCCTACCTGCTTTCGCTCCTCCACGCTGAATTGTTCAATCGGATATTCTCGCATCGCCTTGTGCATGCTTCCGACAGATGACGCCTTAGTAGCGACCTGCATGCCCTTGTCTCGTAGGTGCGCAGCTCCAACGTATTCGCCAAGACTCTGCGAGACAGCCGCTGAAACGCGGTCTGAATGTCCAGTGGTGATCACCGGACCTGCTGGTTTGGCGTCCGGCTTCGTCGTCGGCGAAACAGGTTTAGCTATAGCAAGCTTGTTTCGAGGAAGAACTGGCACGGAAGTCTGGGATTGTGCACGTGGTTGCTCGGTCGGCGCCGGACCAGACACTCGTTTTCCATCGACGAGATGATAGATGCCTCCGCGAGGACCTCGAAGCGTGCCGCTTGTGCCGCCCATTCCAATTATGCGAGCCATGGTCATTTACCCTTAGCAGGAGTCTTTGCAGCCTCGGGTTTGGGCTCGGGCTTCTTAGCCGCGATCTGTTCCATCTGCCGACCGTGCTCCTGCTCGGCCATGTCGGCTTGCTCAGCCTTGGCCTCCTCCTGCTTCTTTTCGGCCAGTTCCTTACGCGCCTGCATCTCCTTTTCCTTGTCGACCATCGGCTCCGGATCCCAGAAGCTCGGGCTCTTTTTGCCCCACTTCTCCTTGACGAGGCCGAAGGGCATCATCTTCACCTGATTGCCGAACGAGTGCTCGATCGTGATGTTCACCTTCACGTCTTCGGGCTTCATGAAGTCGAGCGTCTGCGGGTCGACCATATAGCAACGACGTTTGACGACTTCGCGGCCATCCTGAAGCTGGGTCTTGAACGACACAATGCGTCCGCCGCAGTTCTTGCAGAGGTCGACGGGGTAGACCTTCTGGTTGACGGCCTGGTCGATGCGCAAAATGAAGTAATTGATTTTCTGAAGACCCGCGATGTAGTTCACGGCCTTCCGATTCGTCGCCTCAACGAGCGGCTGGAATTGCACCTGAAGGGCAGCGCCCGTGGTGTTGCTGATGCTCTGGATACGCCCGAACGCGCCATCCGGGATGTTCGAGATGTCGAGAATGAGCTGCCGCACGAACTCGAGGTATTTGAAGCTCACGCCGAGGTCGCCGCCGAGCTGAAGGTTGAAGACCTTGGCATCGGCCGGCAAGCCGCTCCACATGGCCTTCGGGCCCTTCTCTAGCTGCTTCGCCTTCGCACCCGTGATGATGGTCACGGGCGCCGCGTGGTAGTTCACGATGTCCGAGATGTCCGTCAACTTCTCGTTCATCTCCCGCTGGAGATCGACGAGGTCATCGAGATCACTCTTGCCCCAGAATTCGCCAGGGAACTTCTCGTTGGGAATGTGAACGAATGGAATTTCGCCGAGGATGTTCGGCATCTCTTCCTTCTTTTCGTCCTCCCACCCAAAGATGATGCGGTCCGGATAGATGTCCTCGATGTACTTCCGCTTCTGGACAACGCCCATGCCGAGCGCAGCCGGGCGTCCGCCGCGAACGTCGGGCGGGACGGGCTGGTACGTCGGCACCTCGGTCACGATCCGCAGGTGGACAATCTCCTCCACATTGAGTGGGTTCCACGTCGGAAACACCTGATGCGGCTGGAGCAAGCGAATGCGGATTCGACCCGTCATGTGCGGGTTGAGGCGCTTCTCGAGCGCGGTCGGCGGCTGGTAGGCCACGAGCACGGGCACGTCGCCGGTAACACCACCCGTCGTCGCCATCTCGAGGAGCTTCTTGTCCTCGTCGTTGTCCTGCCAGACCTTGCAGAGCACGGGCTTCGTGATCTTTCGCAACGCCTGGGGCACCTCGATGATCTGTCCCTGGCCGACGAGCCACGACGCCTTCTTGTTGACGACCGTGCGCGAGTAGTTCGCCATGACGAGGGCCTCGCCCTCCTCGCGCACGAACGACCACTGGAGCCCGTTGAAGAAACGCCAGTGCTCCTCGTAGCGCTTCAGGCGCATCGCATCGACAGGCGAGTGCACCGTGCTGGCGACGGGAGCCATCTGCCGGTGGAACGGAATCGCCGTACCGCCGTTGCCCTGAAGGGAGAGGAACGCGACGCTCATTTCGGATTATTCCTTTTTCTCTGCAACTTCCCCATTCACTTCGATGGGGTCGAGTAGGGTGATGGGCTTCGGAAAGACTTTCTTCTGCTCGTCGGTGCCGCACAACTCTCGAACACGTGCGCGCTCTGCGTCAATCCTCTTGCCAGGCTCGCCGAGCTTCTTCAAGGCTTCCTCGAAACGGAAGACCATAGCGCCGCTCAGTTTTCGTGTGCCAGCCGGCGGTTTCGGGGTCTTCACCCTGAATTCGCGCGGAATATCCGGCGGCGCCGGCAGCGTGGTGGGCGTGCGCTTCTCATCATCATCAGTGCTCATCGCGACCTCCTCGAATCTTTGACGACGACATCGATCGCCTTTCCGAGATCGTCCGCCAGCTTGTACCCCTTCTCGAAGTGAGCCTCAGCTCGAGTGGTGTATGCCTGGATGTCGTCAATGCGAGCCTCTTGGATCGCGTTGACGGCCTTACCGTGCTCTTCGTTCAGTTTCGCAATGGTCTCGTTCAGCTTGTTGATGCGCTCGTACAGAGCACGGACGACGAGACCCAAGACGATGCACGCCATGGCCAAAAGGGCCGTAGCGCTCGCATTACCCAACGCCTTTGCGGTCTCGATCATCTCGTGCATCGTGTTCCTACTTTCCCTGCTTCTGGAGTCCGTCAGGCAGACGAAGGTGTCTCGTCTGCTGGCCGGCCGCGAAGTTCTCACCCAGCGTCGGCTTCTGCTGCGGCTGCGGGATGGGCTGCGCTTCGCCGGGCTGTTGGTTCTGTTGGTTTTCCTGATTCATTCGATTTCTCCTTCGTCGTGACGGAGCCGGAACCGGCTCGATGTTGTCCCCGTAGTCGACGAAGAAGTGACGGCGACCCGGCACATAACGCGCGCTGCGGTCGGCCTTCTGCTGGAAGCGCGAGAACGTTAGGCGCATGCCCTCCTCGACGGAGACCGGGCGCGTGTTCTGCTTCTTCTCGCCATTCTTTCGACCTTCGGAATAGCGCGCGGCCGTCCGCTCCTCGAGCGTCATGTACGCCGCGGGGTAGTGGTCGCGCATCAGCTTGCGAACGAAGCGAGGCAGGCTCTGACCCATATCCGGCACGAAATCCGGATGAATCGCGGCCTGCCTCACCACGTCCTTGATCTCGACGGACGACATGCCCGCCTTCCGGCATTCGATGCGCAAGACGGCAAGCACCGTCTGCTTCTCGAGCCAGACCCGCGCAACGTTGATGGCGTTGGCAAGCCAGCCCCAAAAGCCGAAACCCCGCCGATAAACGGCAGGGTCAACGAGACGCCCGAAGTACCGGATTTCTTGCATTATCCGCGCGGGCTCCTGGGCATTGCGTCCTCGGGCTTGCCGTCCGTTCGCATGCCGCTCGAGCTGTTCGTGTCGGGGTTGAGCACCATTTCCGGCTTCGCCTGGACGGGCGCATCGCCGGCCGGGTTCTGCGATTGGGTCGATTCGTGATCGAACCAGTTCGTGCCGCTCGGGTCGCCAGGTTCCTGCGGGACGAGGGTACCGCGCTGGAAGTTGCGCATCTCGCCCTGTTGGACGCGAGCGCTCCCCGTGATCCGTCCACGCGAAGACATCTCACCCGCCTCGAAGGATTCGCGGAGCGAGGTCTGCGCAGCCGGTCCCGTAGGAGGCGGCGGAGGCTCGTTCCACTTACTCATCTGGCGCTGCATCTTCTCGTGCTCCGAGAGGCCCGCGTTCTCGCGCTCCTCCCGCTTCTCCTTCACGCTTGAACCACCGCCGCCGTAGAACCCGCCTCGATTCTCGATCGAGGGACGAGGATTGGGCGACATGGGGTTCTGCGTCGGGACGCCGGCTCCGTTCCCACCTTTCGGAGGGTTGCGGAAAAAACGATTGAGGTCCTTTTCGTTTGCCATGACGCCCTCCTCCTTTACAGGCCCTTGAAGGTCGGACGGATGAGGACCGTCGTGTCCTTCATCGGCGTCGGCGTACCGCCCGCGGTGTACGCACGAATGCAGGTGAACACGTCGCCCTTGGCGAACGACTTCTTGTCCTTGTCGAGGAGCAGCGGAACGACCTTGCCAGAAGCGCCAGCAGCAGTGAATGCCGTAGTCGCCGTGAGAATGCTCGAACCATTCTTCTGGACGTCGATCGTCATGCTCTCGCCGGCGCCGGAGAGCGTTCCGCAGGTTGCGATCAACTCGTCGATTTCGCCATCGTGCTCGGCGACGAAAAGACAGTCGGTGAGGTTTGCAGCAGCGGCCTGCTTGCTGGTGTGCTGGTTGGCCACACCGAAATACGACTTGATCGCGTCCGGCGTGAGCTGCGGGCTAGCGAGCTGTTCACGAGTGAGCTTCATCTGTCTACCTCCTGTAACGATCTGCGCGAGACATCTGGAGCGTCTCGCCTTGGGTTGGAACACGTGAGCCGAAAAACGGATTGACCCCTTCCTCGAAATCCTCGAACGAAGGGAGCGACGCAGCGTAGCAGCAGAGTGCACCCGAGTCAGCGAAGTCGTCGTGTTCCCCTTCAGGAGCGTAGCACTTGATGTAAATGCCGACACGTTCCTTCACGAGCTGGGAGTGTTGGTGGATGTACTGCTCGTAAACGTGAGTGTTCGCGGCCTTCTCGCCCGCCGGGATCTTCCAGCGACCGGCCTCGATCTCCTGAATGTACAGCTTGTAGACGAGGTCGTTTCCGACGTGGCTCATCATGAACGGCACGACCTGGACGCCCGGCACGAGGCCCGAAAGGGTCTCAGTCAGCGGGTCGCCAACGCCGGTCGCGTCGCACACGATCGTCTGCACCGAGTAGTACGAGAGGATCTCCGCGACGTGCATCAGGATGTCGTGCCACTTCCGTCCCTGAATCTCGTACCACGCAAGCACGCGCTTCACGGAATAGAGCGGCTCCTCCTCGCCCGGGCGCACACGAGCGCGCGAGTCCCTCACGGGCTCGGGCTCGACCTCGGCGATCGTCAGGATGGTGGCGTCGCGCTTCTTTGCGTAGTCGAGACCCGCGACGATTCTCCGGTTGTACGCGGAGAACACGAACTCCATCTTGTAGTCGTTGCACGCCTCGAGTGCCTCGGGGTCGATCGCAAGTAGGTCGGCCTCCTGCCAGAGCAGACGGAAGTTCTGGCGGAACTCTTCGTTCTCGATGTTGTTGCCGAGACGTCTGAGCTCGCCGCCGACCCATTTGGCGTAATTGAGATGAAAGTCGTTTTGCGTCTCCTCGAACGCCTGCGCCTTCTGCGCGATAACGACGTCGTACGGGTACTCGAAGTGGTTCCTCTTCCCCGTTTCCTTCTCGAAACTGAGATTGAAGAGAATCGACTCTTTGAAGCCTCCGCGCAGAGCGTTGGCAGTGCCGATCTTGACCATCGTTCCGTTCGTCGCGGCAAGCATCGGCGCAATCTCCTTGTGGATCTTGTGCTTCGATACGAGCTGCGCCTCGTCGATGATGATCAGGTGGAACGTGTACCCTTCAACGCTGGATTGCTCGCTGGCCGTCTGCGCGACGACGAAAGAGCCATTAGTCCAGGCGACCATGTCTCCGCGGCTGGCAGAGAGGCCGATGTTGATGTCCGGGTCCTGGTAGATTTCCTCGACCTGACGGCGCTTGTCGCTCGTCTGCGGGTCGGCGCGGCCTCGAATGCGGTCGTAGATGATCTTCGACTGCTTGTCCTTCGGCGCGAAGATGCCGATGTTGAAGCCCTCGCTGTACTGCATGAGGCGCGGGTCGTCGGGAAACGAACGCGCGAGCGTGGGTAGCATGATGCAAAGAGCCGTGCAGAGGCAGGCGATTGCTTCGCTCTTGCCACTCTGACGGCTCCATAGCCCGGTGATGACGTCGCCATCGTGTTCTAGGACGGCTTCGATAATCCGCCTAATGAACGAACGCTGATACCCGTAGAGGTGAATCTTCGCCTGCGTGTTGAAGATGGCGATGAACTCCATCAACACGTCGGTGATCTGCGAGGTCGTGAGAGGGCACACGACCGGCATCGGCGGATTCGCAGAAGCCGTGGTATCTGAAACGTTCATTAGTCGTCCTTCACGGTGTGCTTATCAGCCCACTCCGCGGCCTTTCTCCACTCGACGCCGACGCGAGTGTCTTGCTTGTCCATCACCATGTGGCCTGCGTATGCCGCCTGAAGCAGCATGAGGCCGACGATGACGAATTCGAGATGCGCAAGCATGGCGGGAGGCACGAGACACACGACGCATCCCGACTGGTTCCCCTGCCACGTTCCATTCGTCATAGACGCCAGAGTCACCAAAAGCATCGAGGCCCCGGAACACACCTGCGTGCGCTCATGGGCCTCAACGGCATTTGCCGGAGGAAGCTCGTGCTTGTCTCCGGCGTGACCACTCAGCTCGATTCCCACGCCCCCATCAGGCATGTCCCACGTACGAACATTGATCATGTTTTACCCCCTAGCACGTTTTTGCTGGGAATTCGGGGAAACCCATGAAGGGCCGGCTTGTATGTTCGATGGGTGACAAGCCGATTAGAAACCCAGTGCGGTGAATCAGCCGCCGAGACGCGCTCTGATGGCACGACCCACGCGGCGCGCGCCTTCCGCTACGCGTTGGAAGAATCCGGGGCGATTCGGGGAAGGTGCGAACTTCACCGTCTTCTCCCGTCCGCCTCCGGGCCTTCCGGGCCCTCCTCCGCCAGGCCGTCCGCCTCCTCCGCCTCCACGTCCCGGACGACCGGGGCCTCCCGTTCCGCCGCCGCCTCCAAACGTCTCGAGAAACTTTTTCATGGGTAGAAACTCCGATTAGGGTTGGTCGGCTTGTATGATGGGTTTTTGGGTGACAAGCCGAAAGAAACCCCTAGCGGCGATCAGCCGAACTTGGCGAGCTGGCGGTTCTGACGCGCCTTGATCGCGTTCTTGGCGTTCTTGCGCGCCTGAGCGCTAACGCCCTTCAGACCGGGACGCGCGTTGGCGATGAGCTGGAGGCGCTCGAGAGCGCTGCCCGGCCCCCGGCCACCCGGCTTGCCCGGTCCGCCGCCGCCCGGACGGCCGTTCGGGCCCTTGCCACCGGGAACGCCCGGTCCGCCCGTGCCGCCGCCGCCACCACCACCGAAAGTCTCGAGGAACTTCTGCATGTTCGTGTCTCCTGTGCAAACGGGCGCCCATCGCGCCCGAGTTGACAAGCAATTTAGCTGCCTTTGCCCTATCCCGCCAGTACCTCTCGACGGATCAGGCATTGGTGGCAGTCGCCGCAGGCCGGGAAGAACTCGCACGAGTACGTCTGTTCGAGGTCGACACCCATGTTTTTAGCCATCCGGACGATCTGACGCTTCGTCGCTCGGAGGGCCAAGAACGGGCAAACGACCTGGACAGGCTTTGAGAAGCCGCCGATCTCGCCAAGCCGGTTGAAGGCAGCCACGAACTCAGCGGACGTGTCGCAGTGCTTGAAGCCGGCCGGATTCGCCGCCCATTCCGGCTCGTCGAACTGAAACGCCGTGTAGACCGTGTCGAGTCCAAGGTGGATGGCATACGCACATGCGTAATTCAGGAAGGCAACGTTCCGACCCTGAATGAAGTCCCATTGCTCCTCCAGGTACGTCGCGTGCTCTTCTTCGTTCATGTCGACCGGCGCGTACGGGTCCGCCATCGGTGCCGGGTAGTTTCCGGCCTCGAAGATGAAACCCTTCCCACGCGCGTAGTACGGCCAGCGAACATGTTCGTGATAGAAGCGAACGCCGAGCGCGTCGGCATGACCCGCGACAATCTTTCGTTGATGTCCCGCGCTCGCCTGTTCGTAGTCGATGAACATCATCTCCGCTAGCGCACCCGCTCGCTTGAGCACGTACGCCAGCGTGACGCTGTCGATGCCTCCAGAAATGAGGAGCAATCCGGGTTTCACGTCGTGCACTCCCTGAGCAGCTCGAGGTGCTCCGGTTTTCGCAGGTCGATGTACCCGGTGCTGCCACGCTTCCAAACGCCCGCGTCCTCGAGCGGGAAGAATGCGCGCTCCAGGAACCCGGCGTTCTTGAGGCCGAACGCGATGGCTTCGGAGTAGAAATCCGAATAAACGACAATATCCTTGTAGTTGTACTTGGCGAAGTGCAGCTCCACGCCCTTCATCGCTCGCCAACGGTTGGGCACACCGCTGTCGTAATTCGGCATAATCGGCCAATATTCCTCGGGCACGACGCCGAACACGCCGGTCACGACCGCGATGCGGTAGTCAGCCGGGATGTTCGCACGCACGGCAGCATGCAGCGCTGAGGGATAGGGCTTGTCGGCCGCGCACGGCACGAGGACGATCCCGTGCTTCGACTCGAGCTCATGCTCCATCATCAGTTGGAAGAATTCGAGCACCTCGGGTCGGTGGAACGAGCCGTTGTTCGTGACGACGAATTCCGGCCGGATATTCCGAAGCCGGGGCATCGTCGGCCACTCCATGTCGGCCTTGTACATGGCGTCGACAAGCTCGGGTCGCCACGTGCAGTAGCTCTCCACGAACTCGCGCGCGAGCCCCTTCGCCGCTGCCGCGCGGTACATCTCGAGCATGATCGTCGTCGGCGGCAAAAGTTCGTCGCACTCGAAATGCACAGTGCTCGAGGTGACGACGCCGCCGAGGTACGTGATGAGCGGCACCCAGCAACGCGGAACGCCCTCCACGTTGATGGGACCCTTCTCGTTTCCCTCCGCGATGATGCGGAAGAATTCGAGCCATCCGCCGTACTGGTCTTCATACGTCTTGCCGGATTTCGGATTGAATCTCATCGTAGGGTCCAGTCGTTAGGGTCCAGGTTCCGCGCATGGAACAACCCGTCGTGCTCCTCGGAGGGGACGAGCTGAACCTTCTTCATGCGTGAGTAATGCCAATTCGACGTCTTTTCGACGCAAACAGCAGTAAAGCCGAAGTGGTCGGAGAGACGACGCACCTCGACAGGCTCGAAGCCGTAGTCGCCGAGGATCTTCACGTACGAGCGCACCTCAAGATTGCGCCCAAACACGACGGGCCGTCCCTCGGTCGGGAGGTCGAAGATGAACCGCCCGCCCACGGTGAGAGCGCGGTTATATTCGATTAGAGCCTCCCAATCCGAACGCACCTGAAAGAAGCCTTGCAGGTGGAGAATGTTGGAAAGGCTCTCCGGCTCCCACGGCAGGTGCTCGGCCGCGCCATTCTGGACGTCGACCTTTCCGAGCGAACGATGCACGGCCAGCGCGCAGCGGCTTGGGTTTGCCTCGAGCGCGTGCGTGATGGGTAGCAACTTGAAGCTCGCACCCGATCCGCAGCCGATGTCTGCCGTCGGGCCATCGACGAGATTGCGCTCGATGAACTCGATGAAGTCCGGCGGGTAGACGTAGCCCATGAGCCGATGCTTCGCGAGGTCGTCGAACTCGTCCTCCTGGATGGCCCGATTGAGCGCCTGGATGTTCTCCGGACGGTAAAGCGGGTAGAGCTTCACGTCGTAACCTGTCCCGTGAGAGCCGGATCCGGGATGCCATTTTCCGCAAACGCCTTGCCGCGGATGATGCACGAGTCACACGACCCGCACGGCTTGTCCTGACCCACGTAGCAGCTCCACGAGTAGCCGAGCGGAACACGGAGCTTTCGAGCCTCCGCGATGATCTCACTCTTCGTCTTCATGATGATCGGCGAAACGAGCTTGATCCCCTTCCCCTCGACGCCGCGCTTCGTACCCTTGCTGAGCGCCTCTTCCATCGCCGTGACGTATTCCGGCCGGCAGTCGGGATAGCCGGAGTAGTCCAGCGCGTTGAAGCCAGCCCACACCTCGTCAGCGCCGAGAGCCTCCGCGAAGGCCGTGCCGATTGATAGGAAAATGGAATTACGAGCCGGTACGTACGTCACCGGAATGTCCTGAGCCATCGTCTTCTCGTCGCGGTGCGCCGGCACCTCGAGATCGGACGTGAGCGCCGACGTCGAGAAGTCCAAGCCGAGCAGCGAGACGATGCGGAGCGACTTGATGGGCGCTCCTTGGCTCGAGTAGTGCGCGACGATCTGCGCCGAGCTGGAAAGCTCCCGCTTGTGCCGCTGCGAGTAGTCGAAGGCAATGGGGTAACACTCGCGTCGGTTGGAGAGCGCCATGCCGAGCGCCGTTGCCGAATCGAGACCGCCTGAAAGCAAAACAATAGCCTTTTTCATGATTGGTGCCTTTCCGGCCACGAGGGCCGCTATCTCATTGAAAAACCACTCAGGTAACATTTAGCTCTCGTCCTTCGGCCGACGAGCATACGCCCACTCGGCACGGAGCTTCCGGTGCTTGGCCTTCTTTCCTCCACGGCCCTCACCCGTGTATTCGCCGAGGTCGCCCGTGTGACGAAGGCTCGCGCGCATCATGTGCAGGCCCATCCGTGCACACGTCAGGTGATCCTCGAGCAGACGCTTACCCGTGATGACGTCCTCGTCGTCCGGTTTGGCGTGGTCCCACACGTCATCCTTGAAGACGATGCCGCGACCGGGGACGATCTGCATCTCACAGAAGTCGCCTGTCTTTCCGACGGCGTTCTGCTTGTAGTTCGACTCGAAGCCCTCGACGGCCGCCATGTATGCGATCGTCTTGAGGTGGTCATCGTCGTTCTTGAAGAGCGGCTTTTCACTCGTCGCGACGTCGTAATAGTCCGACGCGAGCTGTTCGTATCGAGCTTGTGTCAGGGCGGGATCCACGTTGTGTGAACTGATTGGGATCCAGCTCATCATCATCTTGACCGCCCACGCCACTACCGTTGCCTTTTCCATTTCTAATCTCCTTTTCCGTGCTGGTGCATGCACACCACGTCGGGTGCCTTCCTGGCACGTGATCCTCGATGAGGCAACCGCAGGAGCAGTGTGCCGCGTCTCGAGCCGTCGTGATCTGTCCACCCCAGCGTTGTCCTTTAGGCGGATTCTGCAATCTCTGTCTAATGTCCCCCGGTTTCTTCCCCTTCACCGTCCTTTCCGCCAAAGAGCGCTGCAACCTCTTTTCGCCCTCGGACATTGGCCTTCGGGCCTCGATAGCCTTTTGGCTTGCGTCCACGAGGATCTCGACGCGTTCCTGCGCCACCTCGGCTTGCCGCTGCTCGATCGCGTCCTTGGTCGTCATAAATCGGGACATCGGCAATCTCCTCGGAAGCTACCGGCGGAAGCTGAACGCCTCCGCCCAGTAGGTTGAGCGCAGTCTCCAGGTGTTCTTTTGCCAGGGCCTTGCACCCGTCGTTGCAGACGAAACGGCCATTGAGCCGCTTTCGGCAGTATGGGTTCCAGCACCTCTGTACGTACGTGCTCCGTCCCGCCATCGGGATCTTGCCGTACAGCGAGAAGACGACCTTCTCTTTGGGAGCAGGCCCTCGCCGTTTCGGCGCTTCCGGGCGCACGACGGTAGACAGCATGCGGTAGTCGAGAACGACGACCGGATCTTCGCCTTCCTTGACGGCCTGGCTGATCTGCTCCCAAATACCCATTAGTCGTTCCAGTATTCCGGGTTGTCGGACGCGTCGGCCTTCGCCGCGTAGGCGTACTCGATAGTGACGGCGTCAGTGGTGCTGGGATTCGTCACGCTCACAGCAACGACGCCTTCCCCCGGTGTGAAAGTCTCGAGCCAGATACCCTTCAAGCCCTTCTCCATTGGGCCGGGATGGCTGGCATCCTTTCCCGTGACACGCACGACCATCTTCTTCGGGGAGTAGATGTAGAGGAACAGGGCCTCGTCCACACCTGTAGAAAACGACAGCGGCAGCGAGACGGTTGCGCCGGCCGGGATGGTCAGTTCCAGCGGTCCTTTTGCCTCCACCTCGCCGATGCTCTGCGTCAGCGCGATGTTCGTGTTTCGCCGCTTGGTAACGACCTCGACAGCGCCGGTGATCGAAATAGTGCTGGTTCCAACAGTCATGACGTACCTCCTTCTTCAGTAACGGGCGCCCCCTGCACGATGCCGAGGATGCTGCCCCAAGAGTAGCAAGCAACGACGGCACCCGTCTCGTCGTCCACGATGGTGAACGGCTCGTTCCAGTCATTCGCCCTTTTTCGGGCTCGGAGTTGTTCGAGGTACGAAGCCACCAGATCCTGGTTGCTCACGAACTGTTGGGGAGGATTCCCGGCGAGGAACATTGCGTATAGTCGTTTCTCTTTCGGCGTTTCCTTGCTCATCGCTAATTACCTTATTCACCCAGAGGGTGTCACAGTGGGGACAGTGTCCGGCGGGGTTAGAATTGTGATTAGGCTGGTACAGTTCGATCTCCGCACTCTTCAACGGCACGCCGAACGGTCCCGGTGAGATTGCGCGAACGACGGGCCTTTTTGGGCATGGGTGAATGACGGAGGAAACAGGGCCGACGACGTACACCACCGTCTTTGCCGTGATCCTTCGGAAGAACGGATGAAAGACGTTGACGTAGTCGTAGGGGTTCACTTCGGTGCCTCACTTCCAGAATCGCTCGTAGGCGTCGATGAAGTTGGGTTCACCTCCGGAGTCCTCGGAGTCCGTGCCGCGAGCAGGGTGTCCCTCATGAGCGACAGCTCGAGAGGCGTTGCTATCAGTAGCTCCTGCGCCAACTCCGCTCGGAGGTGTGAGCCGTAGCCCGCATCCTCCAAGGTCACCTGCATCAGGAGCCGGATCGTTCGCTCGATCGTCTCGCCCGGATTCTTCTCGAGCGCTGATCGAAGCAGCCTCACCAGATCCTTCCGCGATAGAGGCTCCTTCATCAGAGGCGTCTCCAAGTCGTCGGACGTGTACTGCTTTCCGGCCATGTTTCATATCCTCCATTAGTGCGTCAAAACATTCTTTGCACAACCTGGCCTGCGTCTCGAGCGGCGCAAGAGCAACGATCTTGCGGTCGGGGTGCTTGGAGCAGGGCAGGTTGGCGATCTTCTGCTGGGTAGCACCGATGTCCGACAGTGCCTTGGCGATGTTGCCGAGGTCCCCGACCTCCTTCAGCGTGTCCTCCATCCCAGCAATGAACATTAGCGCCTCCCGCGACGGATGCGGCTGATGAGCGGATCTTGACCCGGCAGGATGAGGCGGTTTCCGTCCTGGCGGATGCCCGCCGGCTGCGTCGGATCCTCGTCACCGTCGATGAGCTTCTCGAAGAAATCACGAATGACCTCCTTCGGTGCGCCCGTCATGGCGAAGTAGAGCAACGAAAGCTGGAGCAGCGCGACGGCCACCTGCGCCGTGAGCTTCGGTTGCTCCTCCGGCGGTCCGAAGCGCTTACGCAGGGCCTCCACCGTCGCGTCGTTGATCGTCGTGAACACTTCCTTGTTCGCTGCTTCCGCCATTGATGACCTGCTTTCTGTTCTCGAGTGCCGTGAGAGCCGCGTCCAGCGCATACGCAATAACGATCTGACCGTAGCTCTTCTTTTCTTCGGGTTTCTGCATTGCCGATGCGTGGAACAATGCGGGGTTTGATGTGCAGCCCGTGAGGGCCGCGGTGAAGTACTTGTCGAACGTCTCGTCGGTAACGACAGCTTCTTTTGCGTCGGCCTCCGCGAGTGATGTAGCAGCCTCGAGCAGGTCGAGCACCCTTTCGAGGTCCGGCTCCCGCTTCGCCGTGTGCTTCAGACGAAAGATGACCCGATCAACGTATTCGGTTCTAGCGCCCTCTTTCATCGTCGGATCGACATCCCGCAGCGGGAGCGGGAGCTTTCCCAACCTTTCAGCCAGGGTTGGCTTGGGCACGTGCCGCCTCCTCACTCTTTCGTAGTGCTTCCGCCGCGTCGCTTTGGAGTCGAAGGATGACGTCGCGGTGGAATTGACGCTCCTCGGCGACCTTGCGCTCCGTCTCCGCGATGTTCCGCAACAGCTTCGTGCGTTGGGAGTCCGTGCACGTCTTTCGGTTCAGCAGCTCGTTCATGCGAGCGAGCGACTTGGCGTGGTTGGTCAGACGGTCCTCGGAGCGCTGGGCCATCTTCACCGTCGATGCGTTGAGATCCTTGGCCGAGAGCTTGAGGCCCTCGGTGATGCCTTTGATGATGTCGGCGACGTTCACGACTTCTTCTCCTTCTTTTGCTTCTTCTCGAATTGCAGGTCGACGAGCTCGATCTGGTCGTGGCCGGGGTACCAGACGAGATGCTGTGAGGCGCGCTCGTTCTTGGTGCCTTCATCAACGATCTTCCACTCGACGTGGCCGGCCTTCTCGATCGTGACATCGAGCGGTTCCGTCGTCTGGAAGTGACGACAAGCACACTCTAGTGCGAATTTCTCGCTCGGGTCGTAGACGTACACGACCTTACCCGTCGCGATGTGCTTCAGCGCCCAGCGGTAAGTGATGATCTTACCCGCCATGTCGCCGAGGCCCTTCGCCGTAAGTCGGATCGAGTCCGGCGCCTTCTCAGTTTCGTTTTGACGATTACGATTCTTTTTCCTCTTACCCATGTGTGCCTCTCCTTCGGTCATCATCGGGCAGCCAGTTTCTTCAGTTCGCGATTCTCCAAGAGCAGCGCGCTGCACCTGTTCTGCGTCGCGGTCAGATTTTCATTCGCCGCTACAAGCTCTTTCGACGTGCGCCAAAGCACCTCGAACGTCTCCTTGTACGCCGCTTTCAGTTCGTCGATCTCCTCCTGCATCTCGGCGACGACAGCATCAGGATCAGGAGCCCACCCTTTCGTGCTCATGGTTCAAGCCCTCCTGAAACGTCTGCGATCATCATGGCGAAGTTGGCAACGTCGGCAGCCTCACGCGCGACCCTCTTTGCCTGCTCCTTCAGTTTTGCCGAGTCGGCGCCAGCACGACGGAGACGATCCAACTCGAGGATCTCCTTGTAAAGCTCGCCGCCTTCCTGGTCCATGCGCTCCTCGAGCGCAAACATGTCGTCGCGTTGCCACCCTCCCTTGTGCTTGTTCTTTACGAGCTTCTCGATCATCACACCGTTGAAGCGGTGCAGCGCGGTCAGCTCGTTTCTGGGTAAATCGGGATTACCCACGTCATTTTCCGTCGGTGTCATCTTTCTTCTCCAATGCAGGGTCATCGATGATCCTCACCTTGAAGCTGAGGCCATCCGGTTCCACGACGAGCTGCGCACGTGGATACGTCTTGTCGAAGCCCGTCTTATTGTT